GTGAAGTTAATCAACGGAACGCTTCATAATGCACTTAAAAAAGCTGTTGCTATCGGCTATCTTGAGAAAAACCCAGCGATCGGTGTTGAATTCAGTGTTTATGCAAAGACCCCATCCAAAAAGTTACATTACTGGTCCAAAGAACAAGTCGCTGCTTTCATTGATGCTGCAGAAGCAGACAAGGAACCAATGTGGCTTCCCTTCTTCGTGACGCTCATTGATTGTGGACTACGGGTCGGTGAAGCAATGGCACTGCGTTGGTCAGATATTGACTTCGCCAAGAACACGCTAACTGTCAGTGCTACGCGGATTTATCGTGCCGAGACTGGGGTGAACAAAGGAAAGATCGCACTTGATCGCCCGAAAACTGCCAGCTCTGCCCGTACCGAGTATATGACTGAACGTGTCGCTCATTTACTTCAGCAGCAATATGAGCGTCATTTTAACATCGGCAACGTTAGTGGTTTTCGGTTTGCTACCAACCATAACCAAGAATTTGTTTTCACTTATTCAACTAAAGCAAAGTTTGGAGAACCTATACGTGCTCGCGCGACGACAGGCGCATTCAATCGCATCACCAAACGAGCAAATCTTCCCCATATTCGAATTCACGATCTAAGGCACACCCATGCTGTTTTAATGCGTGAAGCAGGATTGAGTCTTGATGACATTAAAGATGACTTAGGGCACAAAGATGTTTCAACGACACAAATATATGCGGAGATCTCTCCTGCCAAAAAGCAAGAAAATCATCGGCGATTTGAAAAGTATCTCAATGAATGAATACGCAAAAAAGCCTCAAAAATGGTGATAGAAATGCACGGCTAACTTTGGCTATTCAGCCAAAATTCAGCCACGAACATTTACAACCCAATTTTGAGGCTTCTTTTTTAAACTATTTCAAAACGCACAAACCCTCACGACTACAGCCGCGCATTCAATTCCTTCGTCATATCCTCATACCCGGGACGACCGAGCAATGCGAACATGTTCTTCTTGTTGTGATTTGCTTGAGCACTGATTTCATAGGGTTTCAAATCGCCGGTGTAAAAGCAAAAATAGCTCTATATCAATTTCTTAGGTTTCATAATTTCGGATTCACTTCACCACAACTTCACCACGAATTACTTATATTTATATTATTGCATAAGTAAAAAAGTCCTCCACCCGCGTTAGCGAGCAGAGGACTTTTTGTTATCGGATATACAGGCTTTCGCCTGGATGAATGACGCTGTAAATTGACTTGCCGTTGTTAGCGGCTAACGTGTACATGCTGATGCCATACTTGCTGGCAATACTCCAGAAGCTGTCACCAGAGCGGACAGTGTAGTACGTGTGGCTTACCGGCGAAGTATATCCAGACGAACGCGAGCCATAGCTCTCCCCACCATTCACGCCCAAGGCAACATAATGATACCTGCCTGAGTAGCTGAGATAACGTGCCCAAACATATGTGCCACGGATATACACGTGATCATAAATCACACTTTCACCCGGAGCATAGCTACCAACGGATGCATAGCCGGTGCCGGCACCAGTGCGGATGTTAACAGTCGCGGAAGGCTTGAAAACGCCAGTTTGCGCATAGTCGGTATCAGTGGCTGCGGTTGATTGCGCTGGTTTGCTTGGTGCTGGGGTGATAGGTGTTACTGGTTGCTTCGAGTAGCCATTATCGGTGACACCAAGCAAATCAATATTACCGTCGAGGCCTTGCGACAGCCCAAATGCGCTCGTGTACTGCCAAATAGCTACCCCATCCATACTTGGAAAATAACCATAGTCTGGTTTGGTAGTTGGCATATAATCACGGTAAGCAGCGATCCAAAGGCTGTCAGGAAACTCTCTCAGAATGCGCTGATAGTCAACATGTGCCAATGTATACGGTTTGTAGCTGTAATACATCGGTGTGTAACCCTCAGCTTGAATGCGCCGCATGCCAGCTAAAATGGCATCCGTATTAGCTGCCATATTGCCAGAAGCACCATCTTCGTAGTCCAAAGCAACGATGCTTCCCTTTGGTGTCTGCGCTTTGATACGAGGCATATAACGGTCAAGTGCTTCTAACCCCAACTGGCTACTTCCACCAACGCCATACCAGATGTAGCTATGCACACGTTTTCTTGCTGCCTTTGCACTGGCAATTTGGCTATCGTACGTCCACTGATCGATGTAAGTACCACCGTAAGTCCCACCAATCTGAGCGATGACGAACTTATCTTGATCGGTGCCGTATCGTCCACTTGCTCCCTGATACTTTGACCAATCAGGTCCCTGATCACCCTTTGCTGCATTGACATGCGATGGCAAGGCAAAAGAAATAGCCGCCAAGAAGGCGACTACCAAGGTGATGAGTTTAGTTTTAAATTTCATGGTGCCCTCCTTATCGCTGTGGAGCAACAGATGTCGGTGCTGACTCCGCCGGTGCTGCATAAGACGTCTCTGGAACCACTTCACTAGCAGCAGTTACCTGGTCAGCCTCTTTATCCGCTTGCAGTGCCTTAATCTGGTCCTCTAAGGACTTGATCTTAGCTGCCTTGGTGGTAATGAGTGCCGGGTAAGCTAACGCCTGTTGGCTGTCGCTGACGCCCTCCGTGGTTGGATCAACGGCTACCCCGACAATGGTCAATAATGCAAACACTGCATTGACCACTGCAGTGAGTTCTTTACCCAAACTAGCAAAGTCCCAGTTGTAACCGAAGACTGCCGCCACCGTTTGAATCACCAACAAAGAAGCTGGCACAATGGCCAGCCAGAATTTGACGCTTAATACTCGTACTTTCCAATTAATCTTCATACTGAACATTCCTTTCAGTTTTTAATCCGAAGTTGCAAAACTTTGTTATATAGCGCTTCGCCCGTTCCGTTACCGCCCAGTGCTTTGTAGCTGCGGAAAAGGTAATTAAGATCGTCCAAGTCGTCCGTGCTGATATACCCCACCTCGATATGATGGTTACACAGCATGTAAACCTCATGATGAAGCAAACCGACAAGGCCTGAATCAATTGCCTTTCCATGCTTTCGATGCATGCGCCATTGGCTTGCAAACCAACCAAACAAAGCTCCACCACCCAACTCCACAAACATATCTATCCAACTCTTGAAATCCACATCTTTATACTTCCTTCCATAAAAATAGCCGCTAGCTTTTGCTGGCGGCATAGTCACTGCCTGTAATTTGTTTGTATTGGTCCTCCGTTATTTGCCGCCCCACGTACTGCTCTATCGGGCACCCCCAAGAATATAGTGTGCCACAAAATTCAAAGTCACTCATTTTTTCCACCATCCTCAAGCTTTGTCACACGGGCATACAGCGCGGCAATCATCTGCTGTTCAGGTGACGGTCCGGGAAGTGGATGATCATTAGCCGGATCGTAACCCTCATCGGCAACGATTTTACCGTCTACAAGAGATGCGTGATCCTCAAAAAACTGAGACACGTCAGTTGCCTCTATGATTTGTTGACCGTCCTCTGTTGATCCTACTTTGGCATCTTCCGCTTCATAGGCCCAGTTGGTCAGGCGGTTTTGCTCATCTAGCCAAATCTTAATCTTCATCTTAATTCACCACCGCATCATTAATCGGATACGCATCACGAGTAATGAAACTCAAGCTGCCAGCATACCACCTTGACTACGCCACGGAATGATGTAAATTCCACCCGCTGAAACATACAATTCACAGGCCGCACCCGTATACGACATGCTACCGAGTAACCTTGCTGCATCATCATTATTAAATGGGCTATATCCTGGTCGAATGTTGGCAATTTTGACCCACCCGTTGCTAGTTTTCATGTCAAAAGCAATCCCAATGGTGACATTTGGGCCTTTTCTTGAATATCCAATGTTCATATTTTTAACATCATTGGTTTCAAGGCCGCTATCAATGTGCTGATAGAAAACCGAATCAGCCGCCGTAAACGTTGATGCAAGCGTGACATCTTTGCCAGAAGGATTATATAAAGATTTTAGTGTGAGCATGCCTTGGCGTGCATCAACGGAACTAACTTCCTTACCATCGTACATTGACTTGCTAACCAACCCCAACTGATCAACTTTAGATTGATACGTTTGCTTGCTATTACTATCCAGCGTTGCATTCGTGACCATGCTGCCACCACTAATTTTTGTCGTCCCACTGATCGTATTTGGAAAACCATCTGGTTGGATGTGGTTGAAAGATGAGATAAAGGTAGATCCGTTAAAAGTGACCCCATTAAAAGTCATGCCATTAAAGGTTTCGACATTTAATGCTTTGGCTGCAATTGGTTTTGAATCCCAACCACTTGTGGTATCAAATATGGCAAAAGCGGCAAGATTTCCGTCCTCGTCGGTTAACCAGTGCTGGTCCCCAGCCTTTGGTTTAGCAGGGTAACTCGGGCCAACCGTCACAACTGGAACATTATCACTACCATCTTTACCATCACGGCCATCTTGGCCCTTGAACAAGGCCCACAAGTAGCGCGTCGGGTCGGTGCTGTCAGCTTGGGTTTCGTCAACGTACTGCCCGAAGTAAGATCTGCCGCTAGCGTCTGTTACCGAAAAATCAGTTTTACCATCGATGCTATTAGCATACGCAGTATGAAGATAGCTGCTGATGCCATCGTCACCTTTAGGCCCAGGCTTACCATTAGCTCCGTCTTCGCCCTGAATCAACTCCCAGCGATTAGCATAATCAGCCGGATTGTCGCTTGGGACTGAAGTCTTGTCAGACCAAACAATTGCTCTATACTTTTTGCCAGCTGGTAGTGCTGACATGTTAGTACCCTTATCATCATCGGCATAGCGGGTCCAGGGATAAAATTTAAGTGTTTTAGCCATGTTGGCCATCTGGTTGGCAAGATCGCTGAGCCGTTGGTCAAAGCTGACTGTTTCATGCGCGAACTCACCCAGAGTCAACTGCACTGAATGGTTAGCACGGCTGCGCTGAATGCTCAATACCTTGGCAGACAGGAATAATTGTTGGTTTTCATCGGCGATGTGGACGGTTTGATTCAGTGGTACGTATGGCGAATTAACCAAATCAATGTCGTACGTTTCGTTTGGGTGGTTATACTTTTTCAAGTCTGCCAAAGCCGCTTGCAAAAGTTCCGCCTGCGATTTTGAATCAAACGTTTTAACCCGATTCCAGTCAGACTGTGTTGGGTTAGGGTTGCTGTTGCTTAACAAACGTGAATATTTCTGCACAGCAATGGTATCGTGCAAGAACCCGTACTGATCAAGCACAAACTGTCCCGTTGGATCAGTCCATTTGTAGCCGATCAAGTTGATTGGGTCCTGATTAGTTGATCCATTCGTACTTTCTGGCACCGCTCCATAAGCCTTGATAGATGTTTCCATGTCATAGGTATCGAGATGCGTGACGATATTGTTGATGTCCTTATTCATTTCAAAGAAAATCAAGCTGTCACCGGCCGTTTCATGCCGAATGTTAATGACACGCTTAACCAAGTTGGTTCCAACAAACTCAAAGCCAAAACTAAGCACTGCATCAAAATCTTTTGCCACGGCAATAATGCGAGCCAACGATGATTCTTCACTAGTCCACTCGAGTGTTCGAACATTGTCAGGAAATTCGTTGATGCCAATCTCCCAGCCAGAATCATTTGTAAACCTTGTGATGTAGTCAGCGATGGTATATGGCTTGTCGGCCTTGAAGGCGCCAACGGTTTCGTTAATTAAATCATTACCAGCATCGCTGGCAACAATTGAGTGAATGTGGCCTAGTGAATCATGGTCAACCGATTCAATCACCATTTGGTGAGCGTTGCCTTCTTCATCTTGATACATGATGAAGTTGGTTGCTTTAGCCATCTCATTGACTGCTTGTTCCTGATCAGTCGTGAAGTGAATATCAAGAGAAAGCTCGACCGCAGGACGATTGTCAACACTTTGTGTTTCTATATCGTTGTCAATTCGCCATTCGCCTTTGCCATCAGTCGACCCAACACCCAAAATGTTTGATTTTCGATCTGCAAAGTAATACTCCATTTATAGCCAGGCCTCCCTTATCTCGACTTCACACGCAAATGGTTGTGCCCAGCTTGATGGCATGAGCTGAATGATGGTATCTCCTGGTTGTAAAAGAAACTTGTCCCACTGGTTGCCTAATGTATGCAAGGTGCGATCTTCATTGCCATTGAAATAAGTCTTGGTATTAGCCACATCAATTGCAATCACATCGCCATTGCTGAAACGATTCTTAATATCCGTATACCAGCTTACGTTCTGCCATTTGACGGTAGAGGCAATGAGATACATAGTCGATTCGCCCCATGTCTTGTCACGCATGAACCACGCGGAAAATTGCTTAGTCTCGACACTAGCAGCATCCGCAAAAGTGAATTGACGGGTAATAGTCGTCTCTCTTCCTTGATTGCCAACCCATGGTGAAACTCGGAAAACAACCGAATTACCAAATTTCTGCAATTCCAACTGAATGAACTTGTCGTTAGTGAAGATATTGCGATCCAACTGTTCATTGACGACTAGTTGATTTTTGTAGTAACACATCCACCAAATTTGGTCAGACAGCGCACTGTTGTCTTTCAAGATCATTTGAAAGATTGGCTTGCCGTCACTTTCTAAGGTTGTTTCGAGTGAACCTACCTGTGCTACACCAGTTTGAAAGCGCGTCATGACGTCCCAAGTTAGGTTACTCGTAAAGTCGCCGTTATGTGTCTGGACGAGATCATGCTTGATTGAAGGCCCATTCCAATACAGATGAGTGCCAGTAATACTAGGCCAATTAGGCTCAACCTTCCAGCCATCGTAGCTGTCCTGTGTCCAAATCGCATTGCCGATCTGTTCGTTCGGCGTAGCTGGGTTGTCTCCCCAGTAAAGGTTATTGGAAGCCGCTTGATTATCCATGTGCGAGCCTTGAACGGCAGCCAAATTCAAGGCAACTTCACTTTCTTCGCTGGTATAGCCATCAACTTCTTCAGGGTTGCCAAATTGAAGCACGCCCCCCTGACTATTGGCAAATCCTAGAAAGCCGTTATCTGCATGCATGGTGGCCGTAATAACTGGCTCAACAGGATAAGTGCCGCCATTGTGTACCGTGACGGTGTTGGTATAGTATTCAGGATCAGCTGGGTTAGGTGACCAAGGAGAAGCAGAAGTGCCTATTTCAACCTTAATCCAGACTTCGATTGTGGCATTCAAGTTGAACATTTCCAAATTAATCTGATTGGTCGTTCCTGTTAACGGATTTTTGACAATTGTTTTAGGCGATGATGTATAAACACCATTTTCAGTAATAGGAATCTGGTTAATTATTCCCGTCCAATTACCGGTGCTTCCGGCATCTTTGATGTCAATGTAGGAATCAATGCCGACCGAACTGTCTATTTTGCCTTGATAATTAGTAACACTAACTTTAACGGTGGTAGTAATTGTTTTCCCTGACAAATCTTCTGATAACTGTACGGTGATGGGATACGCATCAAACTGGTCAGTATTAGAGGCAAAACCGTGTGAAGCTATGGCAAAGTTCACTGGCACGTCCTTGTATGGCATGTTGTCAAACGTCTTCGTGGCTACCGAGTGCGCAACGCCATCGGGGACAAATAAAGTGAACGAAGATGTGATTGCATTTCTGCCTTTAGGAACATCGTCAACATCTGTGAGCACGGCATTCCAATACACAGACAAGTCATCATTGAACGAAACCTGATGAGTGTCACCGTGCAAGATGCCACTTAGCTTATAGAAGGCGGTGCGAAATGCCTCATCATCATCAGCAATAAGCTGATAGCCAACAGTTATCTCGCGAGATGGGTTGCGAACGTATTCAAGTGTTTCCCCATCAGATATGCCTATGGCATTGCTAGTAGCAGATTGCTTAAGAAGCTCTCGTCCACCAACTTGCAGCGTCCTATATCCGGGCACAAGATTCTCAATGTATTGTCCATCGATTAGCATCGCTTCTGCTGGAAGCTGATTATCATCTGCACCCGTGAAGGGTGTCGTTTCTCTGAAATCGTACAATTAGACTAACCCCTTTCGATAATTGCTTACCTTTGTCAAACGATTAAGCTCTGTTTGCATTGGGTTTGCGGTTGCACGAGCAACCTCTCGGCCGTCAATATACAGAGGAACCTCAATCGTTTGCTTGCGAGTGTAGTTGACATCAAGATTTGAAGACAAGGTTGCCCCCTGAACGCCATTGTTGAGAGACTGTAATGATGCATTAAGTGAAGAGTCATCAATAGCTGGCATCGTGACAGCGGCACTATCAGCAATAGCTTGTGCCATGCTCGAAACGTTCTTTTGGACATTTGAAAACTTATCAGTAAGTCCTGCATTCAAGCCGTTCATGATCGCGTTACCAGCAGGTATGAGCAACTTGGCATCGTAACTGATTGGGCCTTTATGCTTGCGAATCCATGAAGCAATACCGCCAACAAAATCCGTGATCTTCCCCCAAACGGCCTTAAGACCATTCAAGAAGCTGTCCATGATGGCGCGACCAGCGGCCATTAAATCAATGTGTCTAAGAGCGTCGAATGCTCCTTTGATACCGCTAACTACGCCGTTTACCATGCCAGTAAAGCCTGACCATACAGCCTTTGCACCATTAAAAATACTGGTAGCAGCTCCAATCACGATAGACTTTATGTTGCTCCAAGCCGATGAAAAGAATGATGTAATGCTGTTCCACAATCCGGAAAAGAATCCGGGAAGTGCATTCCAAATTCCCTCGGCTGTGCTTACTGTTCCGCTCCATAGTCCTGATAAGAATGAAACAACACTGTTCCATACGCCCTCGGTGGTGGACACAATACCATTCCATAATCCGCTAAAAAATGACGAAAGCGCACTCCAAATAGTGGAAGCAGCAGATACGGCACCATTCCAAAGCCCCTCTAAAGCTGAAACCAAAGTATTCCAAACAGTCATTGCATAAGTTTGAATAAGAATCCAAATACCGGAGAAATACGTAACAAGGCCATTCCAGATCTGACCAGCGGCGGAAACAATGCTGTTCCAGATAAGCTGAAGATCGGCACTTAACTGTGTCCAATTTCCAGTAAGCAAATCGATGACAATAAGAATGGGACCCATAATAACTGCTTTAAGCATGTTCCAAACACCGGTAGCAACTTGGACAATCCCATTCCAAATTGTCGTCAGGGAACCACCAAAGGTTGACCATATGGCAGTGGCTACTGCAACTATTCCATTCCACAGAGTCGTGAAGAATATGGATAGCACGTTCCAAACTGCCGTTGCTGCAGTAACAGCACCTTGCCAGATAGCTGAGAGAGTGGTTGTGAATGCTGTCCAAGCAGCCGATGCCGTGGTCGTAATCCCAGTCCATAGATTGCTGAAAAAACCTGTAATGCCGCTCCAAGCTGTCTGAATGCCGCTAATTGCAAATGTAAACGCACCCGATATAGCATTCCAAAGAGTTTGTGCAACTCCTACAAGCCCTTGCCAAGCTCCTTGTAACCACGAAACAAATCCCGACCATAGTTTTTGGCCAGTCTTGGTTTGGGTAAAAAAGTACACCAGACCAGTAACCACTGCTGCAATCCCAGCAATCAAAAGTACCCACGGATTCATGCCTAAGATCAATCCGAATGCTTTCCATACACCACCAGCCATTTTTACGATAGTCCCGAAGTTAGTGATAACGGATATAACGCCTCTAATAGGGCCAATCATTTTAGAAAAAACACCGAGAACGCTTGAAAATCCGCCAATGGCTAATCCAATTACTTTGAAAGCACCGACAGCACCAAAAATTGCCGCTGCAAATGATTTAACGATGTCGTTAGCAAACGCCGCTTTAACAATAGCTGCAATTGGCTTCAAAACAGCCATCACTCCGCTTAGAGCGCCCTTAACACCGTCAAAAATTGCTTTCCACGGTAAATTAGCAATAAAGTCCCCAACGGTAGTCATCGCTTCCATTGCTGCTACTCCGAAATCTGTAACAGCTTGTTTGATTCCGTTAAATATTCCCGACATTTGCCCATTACCGAATGCCGAATTAAAAGCATCTCCGACCTTTTGAGCAATACTAATTAGATTGACAAATGCAACATTGACTAAGCTACCAACTAGGCTCCAAATGGTTTGTAAAATGGACCCGACCCCTTGGAGAACGGAACTGAGCCCGCTCATCGAGTCGCCATTCCCCAAGTTGCCTAGTTGTGTCTTGATGTTCAATACCAATGCCGAAAATGGAGAAAAGAATTTGCCGATTGATGATATAACAGAATCAAAATTAATTGCGCCAATCTTATCAATGATTCCACTAATAGCTCCGACAGCGACTTTAGACATTGCCTGCCAAGCAGGCTGAAGCTTGTTTGCCAGTGTTTCCTGAAGGCCGTCCATTGCCTCGCCGACTGTCTTGTAACTCGTGGCCATCTTCTGGAAAGCCTTGCTGTTGCCTGCCTTTTCGATACCATCAAAGAACTGCTGTGTGCTTACTTTGCCGTTTTGAACATTCTGAACGAGTTCTTTGGTAGTCATACCCATTGCTTTCGCCACAGCCGCCATGCCTGCTGGAGTCTGTTCAAGCATTAGGCGGAAGTCAGCCCACTGTACCATCGGCTTAGCGGCCATTTGTGTACCTTGTTCCATCAACGTCTTCATGGCTTGCTTTGGATCATCAGTGGCAGCAGCTAAGCCACCCATTCCTTTGACAAGACTACCTACTCCTTTTACACCTACTGATGCAAACTGCGCATAGGCAGAGGCCATATCAGACGAGCTATAAATAGTCTCCTGAGCATATGATTGCAGTGACTTTTCAATTGACGAAATCTGTGCAGGCGTCTTACCCAGAAACTTCATGTTCCCCTCAAACGTCTGCCAAGCTTTACTTGATTCGTCTAGTTCTCCTACCATACTTCTCACACCATCGCCAATAGCCCCTACCACTTTGGTAAGACCTATGGCTCCAGCAATTTTGCTCACGGTTGATACAAAATTACCCGCTGGTCTTGTTGACTTTTCAAAGCTATCACCGACCTTTGACGCAGAATTCGCGATGTTATTGAAAGTGCCTGAAAAGTTGCGGTCAACGGCAGATAAAATTGCTTCAACACTAAAACTATCAGCCATGTGATCCCTCCTTTCTTTCTGATAACGGAATAATTTTGCCTTCGCGCTTCAACCGCTGAAATTCGGCCATCCGTTTTGCAAATATCTGCGCACGAGAATGCTTTAATTCTGTTTTGCTCATAAGTGAGATCTCATAATCCGGTTCATAGCTTGAACGCACCTGATCAACGGTTGCTTTCTTGTCAAAGAAGTCATCAAACGTCTTGAACTTAGGTTTAGGGTTCTTGCTCCCGGTTGTTGCCTGCACTTGTTGGTTCATCCATGCTTGCTGTGCAATCTCGTTCTGTCTATCGACTTGCTTGAGCTGATAGGCTTCCATACGCAGCTCATACTCAACAAGTGTCATACGTTCAATGTCTCGAATATTAGAAAAGCCTAGATAGGCTAACGAATTTAGCAAGATTTCGCGATACTGTTGCTTGCTTGTCTTGCTGTCGTCCTCATCTAGGCCTTCATGTTTTTTGCTACTGCTTTTACTGCGTTAGCGCTGTTCATTTCATCTGCAACTTGCTTAAATAGAGAGTCCAAGTCTGTGTTGCTGTCAATAAAATCATCGACTTCATTAGCTGACGGTCGCTTTTTCGATGTCACGGTGGCTGAATAAATGGTGTCTGCTAAAACAGCAGCATCGTATGCATTCAGACCAGCTAGTGCCTTTGCAACACCCATGCCAAAATTAATGCCATGCATAACGGCACCCAGATTCTTATCCATTTCGCGAACAAAGCGGACACCAAAGTTAAGCTCATATTCTTTACCGTTAATGGTTAATTGCATGATTTAATATCCTTTCTTTTAAAGCCGCCCGGGTTTAACCCGTACTGTTAATTTCTTAGGCGACTGATGACAAGCCTCTTGTGCTGTTATGCTCCAGTACTAGAACCGCCCTGAGCCGGTGCGGTGCCAGAACTGATCTGAGCCGGTACGGTATCAGCAGTGTTAGTACCCGGATCAACAGCCTTGTCCCAAACAGTGCCACCACCGGTCTTGTCAGTATCAGTGACCTTGCCAACCCCAAGGAATACATAATCGACCTGTTCCTGAGTTTCGTCATCGAGAGTTGTCCATCCGCGTTTAGGCGTGCCATTAACTGAGAATGTGACATCGCGAGTAGAGTGATCATCAGGATCATTGTCGCTGCTATCTTCTTGCACCGTTACCTGCATATACCATGCAAGATACTTACCTTCAGCGTTCTTGCGTTTGCGGTAGAGAATCCAAAAGTCGAGCAATTCACCGTCAAACAACGAGTCGTACATTACGTCTGCAATTGCGGCTGTGTTGTTCAGGAACTCGACTTCAAGATCGGTACTTGCCGAGCTTCTTGTTGCTACATTGCCGTCCTTGGTAACAGTGGAATCACTGTCAACAGACGGGTCAAAGGACAGCGAAGTCTGCCAAGGGATAATTTGGCCGCTAACCGTTGCTTGATCGCTATGTTTGCGAGCCAAGGCAACAACGTCCATGCCTTCTAGCACTTTTAATTCATTTGCCATATTATGGCCTCCTATAAAATGTTGAGATTGAGTATCAGCGTGGCTCGGTTGAGAACCGTGTCAGGGACACTCTGGTCTTGTGTAAACTCTTTTGACTGGTCTTCTACACGTCCATAGAATCGGTAATCATCAGTTAGCACTTGCCCAATCGCGGCACTAAAAAAGCGCTCCGCCATATCAGATACGGTGAAACGCTGTTTTTTGTCGCCCCAGATGTCGATGGTGATTAGCACATTGCCATTGAGTGACGTCTTTGTTGCGGTAGGAACAACTTGAATATCGCCAACAATGACGAAGGGATATGGGGCGTTCTCCTGCTGCATGGGCAAATGGTCGTAGGTCTTGTACCCAGATGATTGCGAGAAAGCATAGAAGTAGTCATAGAGCTCTTGCTCTGGTGATGTGATTTGAATCACCTACTTTGCTGCTTGTTTAAGCTGATTAATAAACTGCACTTTCTGATAAAGGAACGCAGGCTTCAATACAGGACGTGCCCGCATGAAACGGGTCCCGTTTTCGGTGTATGGGTTGTATTCCATTGACATGCCAACTATGCCCGTTAGACCGCCATCTTCAAGCGATAACTTGATACCACGCTTTGTAGCACCAGTAGGATGAGCATACACAGTGCCCGTCATTTGCTGAGAACGAGTCTGGAGCTGTGCTGTCTGCTGTTTGACGATTTGTTTGACAACGTCCATCTTCGCTCGCTTCAGCAGACCAGCAACCAATTTGTCCATGCCTTTAATCTCCATGTTGTAGCTAATGCTGGCTTTGCTCATTTCGTCTCACCCACAATCAAAGTAGCGTTTTGAAGTGGGACACGGTCAGTATTAAGGGCATAATGAGTCGCTTCATCATCAATCGTTAAATAGCTCCAATTGACCGTGATTGGCTCAACTAATCGGATCACCCTTGCTTTTTGAGCATAGTTGCCGAATAGCTGAACGCTCTTGTTTGTTCCCATGTCGGTGACACTGGCAACTGCAATGGCAACCTTTTTCACATCACCGTATTGATGCGTTTGCGGATTATATTCTTCATCATCAAGCCAGAATGTAACCTCATGATCTAACCGCATATGATCACCTCTTTGGGTAGCCAGAAATGAAGCTAACGGTACCAAGAGACGTAGCATTCTTCCCGTTGGCATCTTTCCAGTCGTCGATGTCGTCAGCAAAATCATCGAAATCGTTAGATTTGAACGTGAATGACTGGCCTTCTTGCTCGTAAGACGTCATACCTTCGTTCTTACGCCTGTTGTAGCGTCTGATGCATACTTCTAGGGCAATGTATGAAAGCTCCTCTGGGAAGTCTTCTGTGGGCTTTAAATCGAGCTTAAACCGGAGAGCTTTGGTGGTGTTGGTAATGATGAGATTGAGAACATCATCTTGTGTGTCAGTTTTGATTTCCATCATCGTCTTCAAATCCGCAAGCGTTACCGGATCAGTATCAGCCATGTTATGCCTCCTTTCCGCCGCCCTGCTTTCGCAGCACTGTGATTTTCATAAGCGACGGTGTTCAAGCTAGTCTGAAGGGACAAGTGCAAGCAAGTCTGCCTTCAAAGTCTTCCCAGTGTAATCGATACTGTGGGCGTCCAGCCATGCTTTGATCTCATCAACGGTTTGAGCGCTCGTTGGTTTGACATCTCCGCTAGGGTCGAAGCCGTCGTCATTCCCAGACGGCGCTACGCTTTTGGGGCATTGATTCCAGCAACAACGAACTTCTTGTCGATAGTGAAGCGATAGTCAACGATACCAATGTTGCGAGGATCACCAACCAGATCGTACATAGATGTTTCAGAAGCATTAATTGCGCTGTAGCCAAGACCGGCAACCTTAGTAACATCAGTGAATGACGTACCCGCAATTTGCATTGCAAGAGTACGGCGGTTGATAACCGCAGTCTGACCACCATTACCAAGACTGTCGCGTTTGACCTCATAGCTGTTTTCTGGATTAGCCAAGCCATAAGAAACAGCACCGTTAGCAATGATGAACGCGTCCGTGGTACCATCTGCTGCAACTGGCAGTGCATCGTCTTCAACAATCTCAATGCCGTTGTAGTAGCTGATTGGCGTACCACCGTTTGATGGCTGAATGGTATCAATCAGGTTCTGATCACGCATTGCACCAACAGCGGCAGAATTGAGCACGATCTTCGTCAGTTGAGGGTTGGCAACGTCACCCATGCGAGACAATGCGGCAATAAAGTCACCAGCAGCCAAAGGCGCTGGCGTGCCCATGCCATATGCCTTAACAGCCTGCAAATCCGCATTGAGGAATGCGTTCTTCAAGACTGCAATCAGAAGCTTGTTGTCCTGGATGTTCCAGAATGATGCGAATTGTCCTGCAATTTGTTCTGCAACCGGAGCGCCCGTCGAAAGCTGACCAAAGTCTGTGTAGCCAAACGCTTTGGCTTGGTACATCTGTGGAGCAATGGCGCTGTAGCTGTCAACATTTCCGACAGTAATGTCGCTAGTGTCGTTCCACGTCTGAGCTTCCCCGCTCAGACTGTGCAGGGTAGGAATAGTTACATAAGTACCGCCCTTGAGCAATTGTGCCTGAATGATTGGGTCGGTAGTGAGAATGCCGCTGGAAAGCAGACGGTTAGTAGCAGTTTGCTGTTCTAGGACATAATCTGCGAATACTTTAGGTTCGACCAAATTCAATTTGGCTGTTGCACCACTAAATTCTGGCATATTTGTTTACCTCTTTCATTTTGTGAGTAATTTGTTGTACATCTCTGGGTCTTTTCGTTGCAATTCGCTGCGCTCTACCAAAGTCATATCCTTGAGGCTCTTCGTCTTGCGGTTGGAGGACGGGTCCAATGGTGTACTGCCTTTCAGCAGTTCTTGACGGACGCGCTCTGCTACGGCTTGGTCGTGCGCAATGAGCCACTTAACATTGGTCTCGGTTGATTCTGCCTCAGGCGTTACAACATGCTTCAAATCGTCCTCTGTGACAGATAGCTTGGCATCTTCGAACATTGAACGAGCTTGTTTTCCCATTTGGTAGCTTGCGAGCTGTGATTTGAGCTCATCTCGTTCTTTTTGAGCCTTTTGAAGCTCATAATCCTTCTTCTGGTCAGCATTCATCTTGGCCAGCTTTGCAGCCTCGTCAACAGCAGCTTGCTTCTCCTTCTCGGCACGAGCAAGACGCTTTTTAACAATATCGTTGACCTGTTCATCGGTGTAGACGTGCTTACCATCAGGATCAGGGTCAGCCGGTTCTCCTTGCTTCTTTCCTTCAGGAGGATCTACTGGATCACCATCTTTTGGCTTAGGCGGATCGACTGGATCTTTCGGATCGCCTTGAGGATTATCTTCAGCGAAAAATTGCAAATTCATAGGCATTAAAATCTTGGGAATCATGTTAAGAACTCCTTCCACAGCTTTTTAGACGGATCAGGCTTGCGTCTTAATTTACCGGAGCTTTTATAGTCGATCACGCTTGGACTTGATGGCATAAAAATAGCCGCTAGCTGCGGCTTAGAAATTATTCAGCTTCATCACTCGGTGCATAAGCCGCAATGGAGCATCGGCAATTTGGGTGGACGGGAATATCCGGCACATCATCAACCCTGTATATGCCTTCACCAGTTCTGCCACCTTCTGAAATCTCCTTGCACACATCACACGCGCTTGGCTCAGCCACCCATTTGCAGTACTGATAGTCAAATTTGTGGAAACTATCTAATTGCGCCTGTGTTTGAATTCGAGCTGACTCAGTACGTGCAATTCGTTCTGTCACATAACGGTGATTGTTCACCGTTTCTGCCACTTGACCGCGTAGCTTGCGAGCAATCTTTAGCGGACTCTGTCCTTGAATGGTGGCGGATGTCAGCAGTTCATCCAGTTCAGCCTTTAGAATGTCTTGGTTGATCCAGATGCGCTGTGAGAAGGTGTAATCGCCCTCTCGTTTGGAGAGCAACTTGGCTAAATCAGTGTAGCCGCCCATAGATACCGTCTCTCCAAGTATTCCGGCTTGCCGTTTGATCTCGGATTGATAATCCTTGCTCAGCTTGGAAACAAGATCAGCGTTCACTTTCATGTGTGCATCAAGCATTTCTTGACCAATCTCACTCTTGAGCATTTCTAAACGGTTAATACGCATGGTAGCGTTGTATAGCTTGAGACGATCATTGACATCCTTGCTAAAGTCGGAATATTTGAGCGGTTCACCGTTGTACATCTTTCTAGCATCATCAACGATCCGCTTGGCTTCGACTTGATAAGCTTTAATATCGGTGGCCATCACTGCTTGACGCGCACCGGCCATACTGTCGTTGCTATATGCGGCATACTTGGCAAACTCTGAATTAATATCCTTTTGAATGTTGGTTAAAGCTTTGTCAAAATATTCCTGAATTCGGACATTGAACGCCTCGTCATTCTTAAGGTTCTCGACAATCCATTTCCGTTCAGCGGCCGTTCGCTTATTCCAGTAGGCAGAATTACTCGCTATCTGTTGTTGAGTCGTTGTTGTCATCATTGCCACCACCATTCAGCAATTTCTGGAAGTCCGGGCTTGACGGACTGTTAGCAGCAGCGTCTTTTGCTTTCTGGGCGGTCTCATCAGCGATGCGTTTCATTTCGGCCTTGGGATCATCGACAAATGATAAGGTGCTAAGCATAGTCTGATCTGATACGAGGCCTTTTAGTTTAGAAGCCGCGTCCGCTTCGTCGGTAATGTTCTCCGGAAGATTTCGCGTGAATGCGAAGTTAAGCTTTTGCCAGTCATCAGATTTACTTTCTGGAAGGATTGTCCCAACACTGAATGCGATCTTGTAAAGCTCCCGGAGTGACTGAGTAAACTTACGGTCCTGATTGGCCGCTAGATTGCGCATTGGTAGCAATTTGTATTGCAATGCAACGCCAGAACTATTGCCGCTGAATGCTTCATCGTTCAAGTTTGCAACCATGCTGATCTGATAGATCATGCTGATGAGGCGATCAATGAGGTGCTCTTGAATGGCATCGCCATCAGGTTTGGTCAGAAATTCAGCTACGCCTTGAGCAGAATCGGCGTCTGGAGCATAGATAATCTGGTTGCCATTAAGATCGAGTTTGGGGTTGCCGTCATCGTCCTCATCGAGTTTCAGGCCTTTGAGAACCAAGTACGCATTGTCAAAATACTCATTCTGGTTTGCCTTTTGGCTTAGCACCTTGTCTAGTGCATCAATTAGCGTCTCAACGTTCTCAAAGATGCCTTGACGCTCAGTGTTCATGAAGAACTCAACTGCTGGTACTTCGTTAAATGGATTAAATCCGTCTGTTCCTTCGAGGCGTGTCATATCAAGAGCGTATATTCCGTCTTTCAGATACACCTTGCCGGTTAAATTGTTGTCTTCATCATGCCAATACATGACAAATGCAATGGATTTGTGTGCTACCGTGTCATCATAGATGATGAATGAATTGATAGGTGAACTGTATGCAATACACGTATTGCTGTTCTCGTCTTGGTACAAAAAAGCAAGCGCCCTTCCGTAAATGGATGCTTGCTTGCTGATTTCGCTTAATTTGTCCTGAACGCTATTCGTGTCGTTCCACTCTTGCAACACAACGTTGTCCTGTGTGTTATCGAGCGTGATCTTAGGTGGAATGCCAATGTAAAACCCATTGTAGGTATCCACGATATAGTGAGCCAAGTTGCCAACAAGACGGTTGTCTGGCCCGTGGTCTTTGGCATTTTCATGAAGAATCTTATGCTTGCCAAGATACATCTTTTTAGCAGGTAGATATTTTCTGCGAGCTAGTTCATCATTTGTGCTAATGAAATTAGTGATATCGTCCCCAGTAATAGCTGTATCTACTGGAAAAATGAACACATCACCATCTGTAATTGAGCCTTTACCTTGAACTGTTAATATGATGGCCACCTCCTTAGAAGTATTTGCTTGTGTTCTTGAATGCTCGTGCCTTGTTGGCCTGGCTAAGTTTCAACTGTCCGGCATTGTCCATTACCATATATTTGAAAGCATCGACCGTGTGATCGTGCTCTTTGATTACGTGTGGATCGTCAGACTGTGCGGTCTTTTCATCCCACTGGTATTGCTGATGTTCTGAGATGAATATCTTGTTGTCGTCATTTTCCAAGTAGAACACACGTCCTTGAGCAAGCAAGTTAGACACGAAGTCAATCATGTCCGCTTCCTTGCCCTTGACAATGCCATGCCAGCGAATGCCGAACTCTTTAACAAACTCGTTTCTCAGCGCACCTTCAGCAGAATCAATCGTGTATTTAAGCACGGGATGATTATATTTTGACCTTACCTTATCAATGAACGACTTTATCTCTGGCACAAGGTCACTTGGTGCCTTCTTCACGCTCTGATTAGCTGGAGAATAGTAATAGGTGTCTAGCACGATCAGGTTGTTCTTGGCCGTAACAGCGGCCGCCACGCACGTGGTTGCGCTATTAATATGGCCAGCATCTATTGAGAAGACAAGACGCCTAATTGGATCGTTGCTTGGCACCTCATCCAGCCTATGAAACAAATGCATGTTGTAGACGTTGGTTCCTAATCCAATCACATCGCCAAGATAAAGCCAACGGTAGTAGTCATAATCGTTGGCTTTATACTTTTCGATCAGTCTAAGCTGCTGTTCGTCAGTGAATCCAAGATCATCATCGAGATAAGTTGATTTGTCGATGAAGAAATCGTTGTCTCCTCTAACACTATCAATCCACTCATTAATCCAGTCATATGGATTCTTTGGTGGGTTATACGTGTAGAAGACTTGAACCTGATCAACCCATGGTGATTTCTGTCGAATGAAGGTTGGATTAGTTTGGTCAAACACTTCAGCAGATTTGAAGTTGGCTGCTTCTTCATACCACACAGCAATCACGTTACGAACGGTGTTAGACTTCAGCTTTTCAGGCTTGTCACCGCCATAGAAGTAGAATGTGCTACCAGTTCCACGATGCGTTATGCGCATAGGCGATACGTTGAACACAAACTCGTCTGTCATTTTGAGCATGTCAATTGCCCAACCGATTTGGCTGTATACAGTATCACGCAAGTTAACCGTGTTCTCTCGAATGACGATGATGTTTGCTTTATGGCCTTCTTGCGCTTGCCTTTTAAGCATCATGACAAGCTTCAGACTAACTGTCGATGATTTAAATGAGCCACGACCGCCGTTAAGTATCAAATATGGTGCCCTTGAATGCCAAAACGGATAGAAATGTGGTTGCACCATCTTGCTTAACTTAATCATCTTCTGGGACGTCATCGACAATCACCGTCCTGTCTTGCGAATCCGCATCAGTAATCAATTTAGCCTTAGCTTCCATGATGTCAGCCTCAGCTTTAGACTTGCGAACATCGGCCTTAGTTTTCTCAATATCAGTAATAATCTTCGTTAGCTGAGCATTGAGCAGCTCATCATTACCAGGGTAACGCTTTAACAATTCGCGTCCTGCTGCCATGCGGTCTTTGATACTTGGATCGTTTTCAACAGCATCTGCACCGTCTGGAGTACTAACTATAATTGTCTCTTTTGCCTCTCCACGAAGTACTGTGGTGAAGTATTGAAGCACCTCAGCAGCCTTGGCAATCTTGTCAGACTCGATGCGTTTCATGCGCTCATCGATGGCAGCTTTAATGTTAGGTTTTGTTAGGTTTTCTGCGCCAACAAATCTAGCCGTTCTTTTGCTGTATCCTGCTTCTAGTGCCGCTTTGGTAGCATTGCTATCAGCAATATAAGAATCAACGAACTTCTTCTGTTTTGCTGTCAGTCGCATTACATATCACCACACCTCCCGCGCTTTTTCTTGTCTTCCTTAGCTTTCTTCTTTTGGCGCTCTTCTCTTGACAACTTCTCGATGATGTATTTTTCTGTTCCGCAGACGTAGCCGTAGTCTACTCTTCCCATACGCTTAGTTGAGCTCATAAGTACACCTCAATCGTGTGTCGTCATAAACGAACGCATACAGCAAATGCTTGCCCGTGGTGAAGCCATTCTTAATCTCATAGGGATCATTTGGCTTTGCAGTTCCAAGCTGACGCCACATAATGCCACGATCATCTTTAAACCTCTCGCTATGATAGTGGCCTGAGTGAAGTTCGTATGTTTTTGCCATATTGAATATCTTTTTGTACTCAAATGGAAAAAGCCCTGTCAGCTTGTCCTTGGCTACATCTCCGTGGGCGAGCATAATGCCAACATGCCCTAGCAAGTATGCACAGCGCCAGTCGGTTGCCGGATTACTGTCATTGAGATCAACGTGTACTTGTGGATAGCGATCTATCAGCGCATAAAGAAAAGCGTATTCGAGATCACCTGAATGGTTACCGAACACGCTCTTGATTGAGACGCGATTGCTATATTCAATTGCCAGCGGAATAATCTGATCAAACAACTTCACAGCATCATGGAATGCCTGACGCATGTTTGCGTGATCTAATTGTGTTCCTCTAACCGTTTGTGTTGCATGAATCTGATCACTATGGAATAGATCTCCCAATTGCTCGATTACAATCTCGTTGTAGCCGTCCATGATGATCTCTCTGAGTTGACTCACCATGTCTTTTAGATCGGCGAATGTTGTCCAGCCAAAGTGCAGGTCAGGCAATGGAATTACTAGGTTGCGATCGCCCGATTTCTTCATGCCGTAATTGACCGGAATGATTTTGTCGTTGAACGCTTCAGCCATTTCACTTATCGATAAGCCTTGTTTCGGCTTTACGCGAATATGAATGCTGTACTGCGGAACTGTGCCGTCTTCGGTACTATGCTGCTCATACACTTTGTAGTCGCCTAATACCATCTCGAACTTATCAGGATCGTATCCACACAACTCCATCAAAGTTCGTGGGTCTTTATTTGGCTCATGCTTGAGTCTCATTAAGGCAGTGACTGTTTGGCTACCATCAGCATTAAGAGCGACTTTTCTGTCAGCGGATGGCGTCTCCCTATTTGTGCCGTCTGAATCGTATTCATTCTTTAGTGGTTTTTGGAACTCGATGCCAAGCCGTCTTGCTTTTCCTTGAAGCGCATCGTAGCTAATTCCTAGCTTGTCTGCCGTCTCGCGTCTGGTAAAGCCTTCAGAGGCGAGCTTCCTAATGTCACCGATCTGTTTATCTGTCCATTGCATCTACTCGCCTCCTGAAATATAATAATTGTGAGCCACATGCAATCATGTGCTGCTCTTTTCATTTTTATTCCTCAGGCTCTCGGACTCGTCCCCGAGAGCTTTTTTATGTGCCTATTATAAGTATTGTGTTACAATGACTTAGTGAGTTCATTCTCACACTTCAAAAGTGATTGGCCTTCGTTTTCCCAGAGCGAGGGCTTTTTTGTTGCACAAAAATAGCACCTCACCGTTTGGCGGAGTGCTCGGGTAAATAAAAAGACGCCGAAGCGTCTTCTACGGATTTCCTCGTTGCTCTCACGGCATTGTTCAGAATACGTGTTACGGTCTTTAGCTTTTTCATCATGATTGCGTCGTATTGGCACTGAGTGTACAAGCCGGGAGAAACTCCAAAATGAAGGACCTTTAGGGCATCCATTTTGCTATTACGTTAATAGAACGACACTGCATTTCTGGGCACTGCTCTTGGTATGTTTGCGCCTGTTGCTTATCTGCGCACAACAATAGGTTATCAAAAATGGTGTGACTTTTTTGTTTCTGCAAAACGTTTATCCACCTTCCACATAATTGTGGCTGACCCTACATCCGAAAGAAAACTAACAGCTAAGTCGCTAGTCAATCTGCCTGACGTATACTGAACGGTATCCTGAACCCACTTATAGTATCTGTGATATAGTCCTGGGCCAGCATGAAGAAAATCGTTTCTAGACAAATTGTATTCGTGATATTCGCTGTCAAGACTTTTCCTTAGCTCACGAACATCTGTCAGGTCTTCGCGCGTTAATGGTCGATTTCTCTTCATTAGTTCACTCGCACGCCGGTTATAAGCGTCAATCCTATCTGACAGTTCTTCGATCGTTGGCTCGCTCTTCCTAAAGTTAATCGGTTTCATTTCAATCACCTCAAAAAAATAGTACTCCAGCATGAGCTGGAATACTACATTGAGGTGAGTGTAGACGGCAGGGCTTGAACCTGCACCCACGCAATTATAAGTTGCGCGCTCTACCGATTGAGCTACATCTACGTAAGCGAGCAGACGGAGTTGCACCGCCCGTTTCAGCGTTGCTTAACCGGTTTCAATGCCTTCCCTTGTCTGCTGATCGCATAATTGATGGCCGAGACCTAAACTAGCGCCATCATGAGCACGTCTGCTGCGCGTTCCAGTATTTGCCGTTTGTATCGACAATGCAACTGGCAGGAGTCGAACCTACCCGCCGGAACGTCTTCCGGGTTCCCACTAGCCGGAGCTTCAGTTGCTGCTCGCTCGCCCATTGTCAGATGGGGTCATCGCAAGCTGTGCCCGGTCGCTAAACTGGACAATGTGGCATGCGGGAATCGAACCCGCCTGACTATCACCGTCAGTCCTAATTGCCACGCCTTGCCACAGCTTTATCATCACCATGGCTCGGAGGAAAAATGCGGTGCTTTAGGATCGCTCCCTTGGCACAATACAATCATATGGGATTCCTTTTTTAGTTCGCCACTCATTTATCAATCAATTAGTCCTCAAATAGTCCTCATTCATCGATCATTTATTGCTCACTACTTTTTCTGGGTGTGACGCCAAAGTACCAGGCCGCTGCTAACAACGCATTTTTCTTTCTGCGTGTGTAGGTTGCTGCAGATATATCGAGAATATTCATTGCATCACCGTCTGGCGTATCTGTTTCGGGCCCATCGCAATAGCGCACCCTTAATAAACGCTGATGTGATTGTTTCGGCATTGATGCAATACAATTGTCGCACCAGTCACAGAACTTACGTGCCGATTCTTGTCTCTCCAAACGCTGCTGTGCATACAGCGGACGCTGAACAGTGCTGGCAGAAGTTCCGTCTCCCCATGCACTAGTGATCTTTGGATTGACTGGCGCCTTTATGAATCCACGCTCTGCTCGGTATTTATTCAGGATATTTTCGACTGCTTCCCGATCCTTTTCATCGCTAATTGATAAAAGCTCCATCACAAGCGCCACTCCTTATGGTATAATTAAATTTGTAAAAGTTTGGGGAAACGGCGTGCCGTAATGGTGCGCTTTTTTTGATGCTTTTAAATGTACTTTCAACATGTGCGTTTGCTATACTGATTAAGGAGGCAGCCTCTATTGTGGCGAAATTCATTACTTACATCTCTTAGCTTAATCTGCCTCCGGCGCGTCCTTCATCAGACGCGCTTTTTGTTTACCTGAACTGGAAGGCAGCAAGCCATTGTTCAATCGTTGCAGCGGCCACATTGAAGACTGGATAAAGTGCTTTTGCAAGTCCGTCCATTTTGTGCTCATATTTTCTGCGTTCATACATGAGCTGTTCCTTGCGCGCTCGCATGACTGCTCGATGTCTATCATTCATTTCATTGCCGCTCCTCCCTGATTGAATCCGCATAGGAATTATAGTTTACTGATGCTTTCATTTTTCTTCCTCCAATTTCACGATTTCTTCCATGGTGCTTACCCATTCAACAGCGATTATTTCAACGAACTCTGCGGGTGATTCTTTCCACATACGCCTGAATGCTGGTAGGTCTTTTTCAGCAATTAGACCGTTCTCATCAATCTCTTCGGCTTCGCACTCTTCTTCTAAGCTTTGTATCAGCGTACCCAGACTTGTATATCCGTCCATATTGTCAGGCAAAATGTAGCCTTTTAGCGCCGTTTCCATAGTTGAACCATACTCAAAAGAATCAAAAGGGTTCATTTTTCGTCCTCCTGTTTGATTGGCACAAGCTTGTAGTCGCGTCCATCAAGCATGACGCCCACGACCTTGCCAGTCTCTTTGCTGATGTAGATGTCATCGAACGTGTTGTCTCCAGTTTTCATTGCTCGGCCTCCTCACAGCCACATAGCAGCGCAGTAAGCACAACGGCCACCATCGCACTATCAAGCGACATATGTTTAAACCCTTTTCTCGTCATTTGTGTGCCTCCTCAATCGATTTCTTCGACTTCAACTCTCGGGTTAGCTTTGTCAATAAAGAACCGATCTCGCAGTTCTACAATGTGATCCCAGTTGTCGTTTTCTAAAAATTCAGCCTTTTGCATGCCGTCGAAGATAAACTTGTGCTGAAACGCGATGTTGTCCGGGTCTGTTCGCTTGTCATACCAGTACCAGTCGAAACTTAGAGGTTTTCCCCATTGAAATTTCACGCCCTGATTCATCGCTTTTCTCACAGCCAACATTACCGTTTCCGTTGCTTGTTTCTTGACTTTTGCTCCGCCAAACATATTGCCTCGTTCAACCTTGATGTACTGGTTAAGAGTCATGAGGGGCAATGGGATAATGATCCTGTTCACGCTGGCTTCACGTCCTTCAGATAGTATTGACGTTGCTTGCCATCAACCATCTCAACCGTTGTGATTAGCTCTTTGGGTGCCTTGCCATCAAAAGCAACTGGCTTGTTGATGTCTTGACGTTCACCTCTGGCGTTGTATCGCTCGATTCTGATGATTCGTGCCACACCGCCAAGATCACGCACGCCCATGAATACTCGATCAGGAACCATAACCAGATCACCGACCATCATTTTTGTTTTAATTGCTTGCATTTGAAGATTCCTCCTGTAGTTTCTTGTATTATTCATCGCTAAATGTCTAACGACTAACAATCTCTTCATGGCCGTTGTTGCGGCGCGGTAACTTGATCTCAAACTCACTTGCCACTCGCTTCACGAACGTTGTTGACTTCCCAATCCGTTTTGCAACCTCTGTTAGTGTTTTGCTCTTGCTTGCCGCCTCAGAAACTTGTACTGCATACTTCTTATGGTTAGCTTCCCCGCGTTTATTTACAGCCTTGATGCTGCTGATCAGTGCGACTGAAGGCATATCTCGATTATCAACACCGGCTACCGCACGTTTCTCGACAATCGCTTTCTTTGATACAACGATCAGGTTATTGAACGCTTGCTTTTCGATTTTTGAGAATGCTTCGCTTTCAGAAATATCTAGCTTAACTGCGTTTTTGTATCGCTTTTGCAATTCAGCTTTGAAGTCGCGCCACACTTTGTCGCCCTGCTCGTATAAACGCACTGTTACTTGTGTCATAATTCTGCCTCCTGCTTAATTAATGGCGTTTCTGAAAAGTCCAGTGTTGCGAAGTGCTTAGCTAGTTTAATTAACTTAAGCAAGTTGCCCGAAACTTCGCCGTTAGCATATATGCTATCTGACGCTTCATGAATCATGCGTGTATTTGCCTGAACAATGCTCTCAACAAGCACGACGATGTCTTGCCACTGTGCTTCAGTAACGTTTAGGAAACCACTGTCATAATCGCGTTCGATGTCCGCTACTGTTTGATTCATGGCCGTTTCGTAGGCCCGCAAACGTTCATCCAAGCGTTGCAAATATCTATTCGTCATTTCTTCGACTCTCACTTTTGTTTTCCCCTTACGTCTTTCAAATCTTCAAAGTTGAGTGTGCAGTCTTTTGATTTTGGAATGAGGCGGCTAATGAGTTTGCTGTTGTACATGTGCTCAAGCTCACTCAGCTCGTTGTTCGTTGTGATGATTGTTGATAGACGAGGACTGTTGCTCTCAAAATCAAGGCGGGCATTTGCAACGCGATACATCAGCTCTTGCATGTCACGTCTCACTGGCTTGATGTCGAGTTTCATACCGCCTTCTGTGCCGAAGTCGTCCAACAACAGCACGCCAGCCTCTTTCATTGCCCGCTCAATGCCTGCTAAACGCAGGCGAACGTCTGGTGCATCGTATTGAAAGCCCATCAGGTTACTCAGCTCTGCTGTTGAAATAAACAGTCCCGACTGGCCTTGATCGCGCAATCTGGTTAGCATTGCTAAGGCCAAGGACGTTTTACCCGTCCCACGCGGTCCAAACAGAACCACGTTCTTAGGCACTTCCGCCATTTGCTTGGTCAGCTTGTATGCACGATTCCCCAGATTCCTAGAGTTTTGCTGATCCGTTTGTAGTTCAGGCTGCCATTTTTCGAACGTAAACTTAGCCGGAACGTTTCCGGGGAAGACTGAGTAGCGATAAATGGCACGTGCCTTTTTACGGTTCAATGCGGCCATAGAGCGTTCGTAGAAGCGGTGTTCGATCTCGGCCTGAGTTGGCAGCGTATTAACGTCAATTCCACGCTTCTCAATGATTCTTTGCACGTCCGCATGTGTGAATAGTCCTTTAGTCGACTCCATATCCCCAGTTCTCCTTTTTCGGTTCGGTGTGCGGCGTTCGGTTTGACTGGCGTTCACTATCGTTTGCTTCGACAGCAGCAGCCGTGAGAAGACGCTTGCTCTCCCAGTTTTTCAAGATGCCGTTGACGTACTTGTAGTTTCTAACATTGCTTTCAACTGCAGTCCTTAGCGCCTTTAGAACTAGCTTCTCAGGTTCAGGTGATCCTGCTTTTCGCATGTCATCAACCCAATCAACAAGGCTTTCTCTGGTGAACGGTGATAGTTGTCCAAACCCATTGCCTTCCCAGAAATTGCAAATATCAAGAATTGATGATGACGACGATGACGGTTCTTCAGTAGGCCTCTCTGCTGCCTTTACTGGAGCAGTAGTCTGTTGTCGTTTAGTTTTGTCTAGTTTAGTCTCGTCTTGTTTAGTGTATGTGCTACTGTGTTGCCTACTAGGTTGTAAACTACCTTGTAAACTGTGTTGCCTACTAGGTTGCCTACTGTGTTGCCTACTATTTGACACACTGTCATCAGCTTGACTACTAGGTTGCCTACTATCTGACGTACTAAGTTTTCGTGAAATATCGATGACTGAGTAGGTCGTTGCCTTAACACCGTTAGTTTGAAAATCTATCAGCCCTGACTGCTTTAGCGCGTTGCGGGCTTTGACGATGCCCTGACGGCTTAAACCAGTCAACGTTTCAAGTGTTCGATTCGGCATATTGAATTCGCTTGGCCAGCCTAGCTGGTTACATTGGTAAACCAGCCCATGCCATAATGCTATCTGTCCTGTGCTTAGCGGATTAACGCTTTGCTGAATGTAGAACTCTCGAATTAGCTTGAATAAATCCATGCGGTGAGTCACCTCCTACTCGACTAGCTCATCCATGCTGATAATTGTGGCGACTCGTTTAGTTGCCTTGCAGTAATCACAGGCCTCACAGCGATGTGGCCGCACCTGACCGGATTTAACCGCCTCAATGCGTTCTGTGCTGTCCTGGATCTCTTCCAGTGCCTCGTCCATACGGTACTGTGGCACTTCGATGACGGCATGGTCGGGTACATCTTCCTTGGTCACGGCAATGATGAATGCTCGTGGTCGCCTTCCGTAATTTTGGTAAATCAGCTCCTGATAAACCGCCATCTGAAGCTGATAGTTATAGGCATCAACGAAACTGGTTGGCTGACGTTCTCCTGGTTTCCAATACTTCTTGTGAAGCGACTGTGTGGTCTTCAGATCCAAAAAGAATGACTTTGTGGAGTCGAAGCAGTCCAGCTTGCCCATCCACTCGACCCCAAACAGATCACCGGTAAGGATCTCTTCTTTTTCACCCTGATAAAGTCGTTGAACATTCTCATCAGCTTCAAGCGTGGCAATCATCGCATCAGCTTGTTTATACGGGGCTTTCAGTTGTCCTTTTGATGATCCACGAGTTGAGAACATCTCTGGGTGTCCTTTGATAAAAGACTCATGAGCTTGCTTGGATTCGAAATAGCTGTGTAGATAGTTTCCAACCAGCAAGGCAGTCGGATCACCTCTTGGCGTCCATTTACCTTGCAACTCGGCCATCGCTTCTGCTTCGCATGTCAGAAATTTCTTAAACCAGGTAGCAGACTGATATTTGAAACTGGTATCCAGCGAGTAATAATTATCCTTGTTGACCGTCAAAGATTTCTGGTTGTTTTCCTGCATTTGGGTCGTGGGTAATGTCTGGCTTAAGAGCATCTGGCTTCACCTCCGATTTTGTAGCGGGTTCAGTGGGAGCATTAAGTACACTTTCAATCGAATTGGGGTCGTCTTCCGGAGTGACATCCTTGATTTCTGTATCTACTTCAACTGGTTTCTCATCAGCGGTAACGGCACTCTGCATGTCGGTTGTCATTGGGCCCCACTTAGTCAGCAACGATTTGATTACCGTCTTCAGGGCCATAGCCTCGTAGTTATCTTTCCAAACGCCCTTGGGCTCCGTACCACCACCGGATTTGCTGAAACGCTTGCGGTGATCATCGACTTGCTGATATGTCCAATAGACCATCTTTTCAAAACCGTTAGTCAGTTTGAACGATGCGGCATAGCCAACCGGTTTTTCGCTTGCTTCGCGATCGTGGAAGTTCGGCGTGTACTCAAGTTCCTCTGTTAATGGGTTCCAGCTCTTGAACTCATCTTCATAAATTGGTAAAGCAGTCAGGCGCTGATACCGTCCTGATCGTTGAGCTAATTGGATATAGCCTTTATAACCAATCTGTGGCTGCGCCTGGTTCTTGTATGGAACGATGTAGACAAAACCCAAGCTCGGGTTAACCGGAAGATCGAGCGTTGCTGCTACCATGGCCGAGTTGATAACACTTAGCTGATCAACTCTGGCTAAGCTTGGATTAAGGCTTACCGCGCTGGCAATCGATGAAAGAAACTGTGGGGCCCGTTTGTCCAGAACCGCCGCAAACTTGTTTCGAATAGCCTGTGTCTCAATTAGTTGCTTAACCGGCATTTTTGTTAGGTCATATTGTGTCGTCATATGCTGCTCCTCCTATTTCCATTCCTGAAATCCTTGATTCTTCATGAAATCGATAATGTCTAAGCTGTCATCGCCGAAGAAAATCTCAACCAGTTCTGTTTTCGGATACGTAGAACTAGCAGCGTCTTTTAAGAATCGCTCAGGGCCGTGAATGTTGATCCAATCTTTCAAGTATTCCTTCGCCTTGTCTTTGTTAAAGGCGCCTTCATAACGCGATGTAGCACAGCTTTGATAGAACCAAGGCTTCTTTGTATCAACTTCATACTCATCGGCGGTGGCCAAAAACTCCTCCGCTTGTTCGATATCCATATCTTTGGGCAGGACGGTACCGTGATAGGACTCCCAATCGGCAATGGCTTTATCTTCAAGCGCTTCTCGTCGTTGATACTCGTTCAGAACCGCTGTGTTGTAATCAAGCATGGTCATCAACCGCCTTCCGTGATAAAATTAAGTCATAATAATATCTGCTCAGTTTCTGATTTCCCGTAGTAGGAGCTACGGGATTTTTTTGTGCTCTTTTTATCGTGTCCATTGTTTCCAACCTCCTACTGCTGTGGCACCGATCATGATGCCAGCCAGAGCTACAAGAAGATATTTCCAAAAGGCTGATGATGGGTCGAACAGCACCGACATGATTGCTTCTAGCATTTGTTAGGCCTCCTATTGTCGTGCAAACCAACGCTCCATCTTCTCAGGCTCAACTCGCTGTGTTTTACCTGGTCCAACGAATGGAGCGCCACGCTTCTTCCAACGGCTCACTGTCGCAGCAGAAACCTGATAGTGTGCCATGACATCTTTTGGCGTCCAATAAATTTTCGGTTTAAATGGCTTGCGTGTCCTTTGCGGCTTAGTGGGATCGATCAGTGTGAATCCTTGTTCCATGCCTGCTCATCCTTCCTCATATAATGAAGTTTCTGATAATGTGGGAGCCTTTCGCTGAAAAGATCCATAATTGAGATGCCTAGCATTTCACAAATGGCATTCAGCTCGGTTAGATCTGCGACTGTGCTATCCAATTTTTCGAATGCGTATGCTTTCAAGTTTTTAGCGTCATCGCGTGTAAAGTTGGGGTCATTAGCAAGGCCCTCAATGTCGTGCTTGATGAAAGAAGCTTTCTCCTCGTCTTCTTCTCGTTTATCGGTGAATAAAAGCCCGCGTAAATCGTGGTATATTCCGTCACCACTAAACAGCTTAGGGATTCCTAGAAACAAGTTAGCCATTTCATAGCTTAGTTCGCTGTCATTCATCGAATTGGCAATGTCAGTAGCCTCATTTGCTCTAATGGGAGTTCCATGAAAATAGTTGTTGATCGTTGAGCGCCCTAATTTTGCTGCATAAGCGATCACCTTCTGTGGCGTGTTGGTTCTAGTAGCGAACCTATTCAAAGGGCTACTAATTGTTGCTTTCATACGTTCCACTTCCTTTAAAAGATGAAATATTGGTGGATATTGATTCATGCTAGAGAAGGCTATGATTAACCCATAGCAAGTTGATCAGCGTCTTCAGCTAGCCATTCGTCAACGTGGCCCTTCAACTGCTCGTCAGGCATTTGTTCGAATGCAAAGGCCGGAACCTCTGGGTAGACGCGGGTCAAAAAATCAATCATTGCTTCGCGTGTCATATGGCTCACCTCCTTAACTTGAAAACTGAATATTGTGTGATTGCCTCCCGCCGAGTGCGATAATTGCATCGAAGGGAGGCGAATAAAATGGGTAGAAACCAATGGATTTCTCCAAAGGACGGTAGATGGTCTGTTCATGGAGAAGGAAACTCGAAACCAACAAAGATATTTGATAAGAAATCAGATGCTTTGAAGTTTGCGACCGAGATTGCCAAAAACCAGAATTCTGAAGTTATAAGCCAAAAACAGAATGGCCAGATTAACTTGAAAAACAGTTTTGGCAACGATCCTCATCCACCAATTGACAAAGACTAATTCTTATAATTAGGTGTCATTCGCACCCGAAAACCATCAGCAAGCTCAAAGTCATCTGCCGTGACTATTGCTATGGTTTTTGGGTGCTTTTCGTCTGTTTCAACGATAATCCTCGTATAATCTTGCAAAGGCTTAGGATCTTTCTCGTTCATTTGACTGCCTCCTCTCGCTGGGCGGGAATGTGTTTATCTCCTGATGTGATAGTATCGCTAAAAAAAAGTTCACCAACAGATTTTCCGTAATGCTCAGCAACTCTACGTTTAGTTTTGTCAGAGCCATTCCGATCACCAGTTTCCATCATGGCAAGCATAGATTGTGCGATGCCAATAGCATTGGCTGCCTGTGCTTGAGACTCTCTCTTAGCCTTTCGTGCCTCTAAAAGCTTGTTCATTGTTTCGCCTCCTTATCACTTGATGTGATAACTATATCATCGCTTCACGTGATAGTCAACAGAAAAAATCACTTTTTGAAATAAACCGCAAAAATCACTTCTCGTGATTGTATAATCACATTAGGAGGGCTGCTCATGAATATTGGCGAAAGAATTGCAATGCTACGAAAAGAGCGAGGCTGGAACCAACAACAACTCGCAGACAAAATTAACGTGAGTCAGTCCACTCTTGCTATGTGGGAAACTGACAAACGGCGTCCAAACACAGATGCTTTGAACGACCTGGCGGATATATTTAATGTTTCTTTGGATTTTCTTATGTATCGTACAAATAAACGCAGATATTATGAGCTAACCGATAAGGACACCAAAGATATCGCTAAACTGGCTCAGCAGATTATTGACGGTATGAATTCAGATGCTAGTGTCAATTTTTACGGTGAACCGATGACAGATGATCAAAAGCAATCTATGAGGGACATCATAGAAATGGGGCTTCGTATCAATAAAGAAAAAGCAAAAAAGAAATTCACACCTAAGAAGTATCGAGATACGGGCGGTGATTAAATGTCGTATGCCAGTGACGTTGCTGACCAAACTTTTAAACGTACGGCTGATGTCGCAATAGATTCGACTGATCCATTTTCCATATGTAAAACATATGACTATGGGGTAAAACGGGTCACCATGCCCAATTCAACCATGGGGCTATCAGTCAGGACTAATCGCTGCGCAACGATATTCTTGAGTGACAATCTTACCGATTCTCAGGAACTGCTTGTTCTTCTCCACGAAGTTGGCCATTGCCGTATGCATAAAAACGATAGCACGCCATTTATGCGTTCTATGATGATTGGCGGTTGGATACCAAGAATTGAACGAGAGGCAAATGAATTTGCTGTTAGATACATGGTGGACATTCTGAAGGCTCAAGACATTGAAATCACAACAACTTATGGGATACTTCAATATTTCAACTTGCCAGAGTCTTTTGACCGTTTTGTATTTCTTTAATTAACGAAGCTTAATTTTCAAGAAATTTCGCAGAAGGAGCATCAAAATGGGCTTTTTTGACAACCTAATAAGACATGCTAAAAGCTTAGAAGCCAATAAACCCATCAAGAATCTAGCAATTCAAAAAACCAGCAGCGAAGTGCGCCCTAACACTAAAATTAAAAAATCCCCACAGACAGTCAGAAAAAATCCTAATACAGGCTTCCCGATGGCAAAAGAAACCTCTATACAACGAGCACGGGAAATGTATAAACAAACCATCTCAATCTCAAAATACAAACCATCTGGAAATAAAAAGCTTGATTATGAAATGGCAATCATCGATGAAGTCCTTCCCCATTATCATTTAGGCGATCTTTATTATAAAGAAGGCGACTGGGTCAAAGCCGAGAACGAATGGCTATCCATTGTCAAGAAAATGGGGCAGCTTTCAGCCAACAAATTAGCTGTCATGTATCACAAAGAGAAACGCTTCAAAGACGAAATTGCAATCTTAAAAGATGGATTTAAGTATTCCGTGCACAATAAGGTTTATCCAATTTCTGATAAAGATTTGGTATCCGAGCGCATATCCAAAGCCACCATTTTTCTAACAGCTCATATTGATCAAGATAAATCAGTCGGATACAAGCTGAAGTAATTGTTAGTCCAGACACGGAAGACGATAAAAGCTGAAAATTATTTATGGAGGAAAACAAAATGGCAAAAAAGGTAATGGGTGCTGACGGCAAGCAGTATAAGGTAAAGAAGCCTTTTTACAAGCGCGTTTGGTTTTGGGTATTAGTTATTATTGTGGTAGCAGCGATTGGCGGCGGCCTCAATAATAAGGGGAAATCAAGCAGCGAATCCACAGAAAAAACGGCAGTTAGCAAAACGGATAAATCATCTTCAAGTACATCAAAAAAGGACAGCGGCAAGATTACTCGTGCAGACTTTGACAGCATCACTCTGGGTGATTTGATGCAAAACGGCAATGGTGGTGCCAAATTAGATGATTTAAAAGCCAAGTTTGGTAACCCATCTTCTACCTCAAGCAGTACCACAAACGGAGTTAAAACTGATCTTGTCACTTGGACTAATGTTGAGGGCGGCTTGGGAGCTAACGTGATTGTCTCCTTTACCGATGGAAACGCGTTCAGCAAAAATCTTACAGGCTTCAAGTTAAGCCGCAAGCAAAAGATCACTTTGGCAGATTTCAATGCATTCCAAGACGGAACGAAGTACACTGACTTCACCTCAAAATGGGGACAACCTGACTATTACAATGAAAGCCTGATCGGTGGTCAAAAGAATGTTGTGGCCGGTTATACATCTGGTGTAAAAGGTGATCTAGGTTCCAACTTCAACGTTACATTCACAAATGATGCTTTAAGCGGGAAAACTCAGTCTAATATGAAGTAGTCCTTTTGAAGGCCCCTACTTGGGGCCTTTATTGGGTACAAAAAAGCCCCGGTGGCGAGGGCTGAAGGAGAGTTGATATTATGACAGGTATGAATCCGATTCCAGATGAGACAACAAACGCTTTATTAAACCCCGCTGCGGCATCTCTAGGCGAAGCTGCTGGAACGGTTCTTACATCGGGTTTCAATTTAATACTTAACCCACTACGTAAGTTTAATATTAGAAAAGAGCAAGAAATAACAGATTATGCTACGAGAATTAGGGACCACATTGAAACGATACCAGAAGAAAATAGGGATGGATCAAAAGTCAATTTTGTTCTTAAGGCGGTTGATGACTCCAAATTCAGGCTTAATGAGCAGGAAATGCGTGAAGCATTTGCCCGCTTGATCGCCAAAGGATTAGACAATCGTGTGAATAGTACTTTTTATCCAGAATATGCGAACATTCTTTCGAATATGTCCGTAGAAGAAGCTTCTCTAATACGTGAAATAAATAGCAACTATGCGTCTCAAGTACCATCCATTACGTTGATTGCAAGACAACCGTCTGGCAGCACCCGTGATGTTTTAGCTACAGCATATTTATTCGATAGCAAGGAAGATGGTTCAGGGAAACTAGATGTACCAATAAATCTGCTTGAGCATTCAGGTATAGTCAAGATAAAAGAGAACTCTTGGCTAACTGCTGATTACTATAAAAAGAAGTATGAAGCGTACGAATCAAGGTGGAGAATGGTTGGCGAAGCTCCCCAAAAGTTGGGTTTTGCAGATAATGAAACTTTAGACTTTCGGAAATCGTTTGTGGCCTTTTCTGATTTTGGCAAATCATTTGTGAAATTTATTGTTTAATCTAATTTTATTGTCGATTCGATTTTCCATGATTGCAAGTTCTTTAACCAAGCCATTTGTGTAAATCCGTAGAGCGATTGCAACGACAATAAGACTGACGATCAGAGCAACAAGAATTAATGTGAAAAGCACTGTATCACCTTCTTTGTTTGACTCTAGCATTAAATACTATTCACCTAATTATAGCAAAGATGAATAGTGTTCACCATCAACGGCTAATAGCCCCGCCACCCGCATCAAATTAATAGTTAAGACAAGGAGTCTTACTTATGGCAAATTCTACGATCAGGCAGGCCGATATACTGTTAAGAGAGTGTACCGTTATGCAGGTAGCTACGCTTGATACCGATACCGGTTTTCCTAATATAGTTTCGCTGACACCACTTAAATCACACCGATCGCTTAAAGAGATCCTTTTTTACACTGATCGCGACACTACTACCATTCACAACGTCCTAGAGAAGCCTGTGGTGGCTGTTTACTGTTTCAATGAGCTACACCACTCATCGTTGCTATTACGTGCAAAAACAGCTGTATTGACTGCTGAGGAGGTTTTGCCAAACTTTGCTGAAAACCTCAACACTTTTCAAGAATCGCTACAGTATGATCGACCCGTCATCATTCGTTGCACACCACTAACCGTCAAGATTAGATACAACAATGACATCGAGTTCAGCAAGCTAAACGAAATCTAAGCTTAGTTCTTGGAGATGTACTTATGAACGGTCCAGATACATTAAGCGAGGCACACTTCATTGGCCTCATCATTGTTCTTATAGGCGTCTACTTCGCCCTGTTTGGCCACAGGCATCATTGGGTTCGTTGGCTCATTGACCCTGATAAGCCCGGCAGCAACCTGTGGTGGGCAGCCGTTTTTATCATTATCGGCGCGCTCATGATGATGGTTAGAAAGATGCAATAATACGACCCCATAACGGGGTTTTATTTTAAGGAAATAGCGAACATACGTTTGAATTACAAGCTCTAAGAGTTCAAAAGGAGTGCGATATCATGGCATCAATTAGCTCATATAAACTAAAAGATGGCAAAAAGGCCTGGGAATTCTATATATTCGCTGGTGTTGATCCTCAGACAGGAAAAGAAATAAAAATTCATCGGCGCGGTTTTCCAACCGAAAAAGTAGCCCAGCAAGAAGCAACTTTAGCCGAGGCCGAAATAATCAGAGGCCACTCTCACTACCAAACTGAAAGAATTTTAATGGCTGATTATCTCAATCAGTGGATCACTAAGCTTAAGGTTAATGTCAAAGAGGGATCCATGATTATCTATCGATATAATCTTAAGAAATACATCATCCCAAAAATTGGCGATATTCGACTAGCCAAATACACGCTTAAGGAACATCAGGAGTTCATCAGCAGTCTATTCAATGATGGCTTGTCTCTTAACACAGTAAAGCTCATCAATGGAACGTTGCACAATGCGTTAAAAAAAGCCGTTGCAATTGGTTACATTACCAAAAACCCTACCGTTGGTGTCGAGTTCAGTGCGTATGCTAAAGACAATTCCAAAGAACTTCACTTTTGGACAAAAGATCAAGTTGGATCTTTTATAGAAGCAGCTGAAGAAGATAAAGAGCCTATGTGGCTATCATTCTTTGTGACACTAATTGACTGCGGGCTTCGTGTGGGTGAAGCCATGGCTCTTCGCTGGTCAGACATTGACTTCAGTAAAAATACCTTATCAGTCAATGCAACACGAATCTATCGTGCTGAAACTGGATCAAACGCTGGCAAAATAGCGCTTGATCGTCCCAAAACATTAAGCTCTAAGAGAACCGAATATATGACCGCTCGAGTAAATGATCTTCTTCAACAACAATATGAGCGCCATTTCAGTCACGGCAATGTACAAGGTTTTCGGTTTTCTACTAGCCACAATAACGATTTTGTCTTCACCTATTCGTCTGATGCCAAGTTTGGACAACCGCTCCGATCTCGAGCAACTACCGGTGCTTTTAATCGCATCACCAATCGGGCTGGGCTCCCTCACATCCGTATCCATGATTTAAGACACACGCATGCCGTTTTAATGCGTGAGGCAGGATTAAGCCTTGATGACATCAAAGATGATCTTGGGCATAAAGACATTTCAACCACTCAAATTTATGCTGAAATCTCTCCGGCAAAAAAGAAAGAAAACCATCAACAATTCGAAAAATACCTAAATCAGTGA